TGACATGATCCGTAAGGCGTTCTACGATGGTGCGGTCTCCGATATCATCTCCACTCGCCGACTGGTTCATATCTGCGAAGCCTACGCCATCTTCGGTCAGGATCGTGAGAAGGCAATCAAACTCTGTCTCAATCGCTTTGATGTGGATACCAAGACTGGCTTCTTTGATCTCTACGCCAAGCTGGACGAAAAGGTTCTTCCGAAGTCCGAAGCTAAGGAAGAAGATAAGTCTAAGAATGAAGACGAAGTTGTCTTCACTTAAAAAAGAGTTGACATTAGGTTCTACCTAATGTATAATAGCAGACACTATGGTAGACAACCGCGCCATAGTGTCTGTTCCAACAAAGCGGTTATTTTATTATGGAGTTATTGAATGTCTCAACTGTCTAAGGTCGCTAAGGTTCTCCGTCAGAACACCAAGGGTGCTGGCATCACTGTTGCCCAGATTGCCCGTCTGACTGGTGTTCCGAAGACCAGCGTTTCCAAGCGTGTGTATGACCTACGCACCCTTGAAGGCAAGACCATCTATAGCAACTACCGTACTGTTAACGGTAAGCGCAAGATGTTTTATCGTTTTGCTGCCTAATTTTTATTGACATGTTCAAAAAGGGATGCTATATATAAGCGTAGCATCCCTTTTTATTATGGAGTACCCGCATGGAATTATCAATCAAAGTTGAAGACCTAAGAAAGGCAAAACTGTTCATTGCCACACCAATGTACGGCGGCGTTAATCACGGTCTTTATATGAAGGCTTGTCTAGACCTTCAAGCTATTTGTTTCCAATATGGAATAGAGAATCGGTTCTCATTTCTGTTTAACGAATCCCTGATTACTCGCGCAAGAAATTATCTCGTAGATGAATTCTTGCGTTCTGGTTATACACACTTACTCTTTATCGACTCTGATATTCATTTCGAACCGCAAGACGTTCTTGCGATGTTGGCCTTAGATAAGGACGTTATTGGTGCTCCTTATCCAAAGAAGGCTATTAACTGGAAGAACATAGCAACAGCTATGGCAAAGAATCCCACAATTAATCCAGCAGAACTTGATAATCTTGTTGGTGATTATGTTTTCAATCCTGTTCCTGGAACAAAGCAGTTCAATGTAAGAGAGCCTCTTGAGGTTCTTGAACTTGGCACTGGCTACATGATGGTCAAGCGAGAAGTTTTTGATAAGTTTAGAGAAGCCTATCCTAAGCAGAACTATAAGCCTGATCATATTGGTCAAGCAAACTTTGATGGCACACGATACATTCACGCATACTTTGATACTGTTATGGATAATGGTTATACTTATGATGATCTTTATTCTCTCGTATTGAAAGCATCAAATGGTGAAGATGTAAGTGAAGCTGCCAGTAAGTTTATGGAAGCAGAGAAGACAGCCTCTCACCGCTATCTCTCGGAAGATTATATGTTCTGTCAGTATTGGAGAAAGATGGGCGGTCAGATTTGGTTATGCCCTTGGATGAAGACACAGCATGTCGGCTCTTATGCTTTCACAGGTAATATGCAATCAATCGCTAATCATACAGGAAATCTATAAATGATAATTGGTGTTGTAGGATTCATCGGTTCAGGTAAAGGAACTGCTGCTGATGTTCTAGTTGAGAAACACGGCTTCGTGAAGCTTTCGTTTGCGGATGCTGTTAAGGACGCCACTGCTGCCATCTTCGGATGGCAGCGGTCTCTCCTTGAAGGTGATACGGAAGAGAGTAGAATTTTCCGTGAGACAAAAGACGAATGGTGGTCTCAGAAGACTGGCAAAGATATTACTCCTCGTCTTGCTCTACAGTTGATGGGAACGGAAGCTGGGCGTGATGTATTCCATAAAGATGTTTGGGTATATGCTCTTGAGCGTAAGATGGAAATGTACCAGAATGTTGTAATCGCAGATGTTCGTTTCCCAAATGAGATTGAATGGATGCGTAGCAAGGGCGGCTTCGCTGTTCGTGTTACGCGCGGACCCGACCCTGATTGGTATGATACTGCTATCATTGCTAACAAGAAGGCTGACACTCACGAACAGATTTCTCGCAAGTCGGCTGCCGTAGATGCAATAATAGATCAGTATAAGGTCCATTATTCGGAATGGGCATGGGCAGGTGAGATTATGGATTATCAACTTGATAATAATGGAAGCATTTCCATGCTTGAAGCTGATATCGGTCACATGATAAAGGTCTTTACAGGCCCGAAAAACCCTGCTATACTAGCAGCCTAAATTGAAATAACTTGGAGATTATATTATGAAGATTAGTGAAAACACCCTAAGTGTATTGAAGAACTTTTCTGCAATCAATTCCGGGCTTGTCTTACAGAAGGGAAATGTCCAGAAGACTATTTCCCCTGAGAAGTCCATTCTTGTTGAAGTCGAAATCGAAGACGCTATTCCTGGGCAGTTCGGCATCTATGATCTAAATCAGTTCCTAGGTAATGTTTCTACTCTTGGAAATCCTGATCTTAGCTTTACTGAAAATGCTGTTATGATGAATGATGGCGATATTGCTTTCAACTATTATTCATGTTCGCCTAACCTTATCGTTTCTCCTCCTGATAAGGAATTGAAGTTGAAGCAAACTGATGTTAGCTTCGCTTTGACGAATGCTATTCTATCAAAGCTTCTTCGTCTGGCTTCAATGAACAATCTTACCCATCTTTCAGTTGTTGGTAAGAATGGAGAGATCCGCTTGCAGACACATGAGAAAGCAAATGATACTTCAAACTCTGCTTCATTCAAGTTGAATGATTATAAGGGTGCTGATTTCATTGCATCGTTCAAGGTAGAGAACATCAAGCTTGTTCCTGGTGACTATGATGTAGAAATCCAGCTTGGTGCTTTTGCCAAGTTTACTGCTACCAGTGGCGTATTCAAGGACAAGATCAAGTATTTCATCGCATTGGAGACAAAGTAATATGGCTGGTATCGGACACAATAAGCCTTTCGTGAGTATCAATTCTCTCACGGAAACTCAGAAGACAGACTTGAAGAATGCTATTCGTGAAATGAACGATAGCATGACGCGGGTAGCTTCTGAGCGCGACTTCCAGAAGAGCGCATTAGAAAGCGTATTCGATAAGACTGGTGTAGATAAGAAGATCATTCGCCGTATGGCCAAGGTCTACTACAAGTCCAACTATGCAGAAGAGCAGGAAGAGAACCGTCAGTTCGAAGAATTCTATGACGCCGTGATGAAGTAATGACCAAAGATGTAATAGCACGAATGGACGAACTCATGAAGCCTATTGACAGGCAGATCATGATGTGCGATAATGTTGAAGACTTGCTAATGTTGGCTTCCAACATGATGGTTACCGCCAAGATGATCTATGTTCAGCAGCTTGGCGGTGAAGGTGCAAAACTCCTAATTCAAAAAATGGTGAATGAAATTGACGAACGAATCCTTCCTGTGGGTCGAGAAGTACCGCCCGAAGACTATTGCTGATTGTATTCTTCCTGATCGTTTGAAGAAGCCATTTCAGGAATATGTAGAGAAGCAAGAGATTCCAAATCTTATGTTGACTGGTTCTGCTGGTGTTGGTAAGACAACCGTAGCGAAAGCCATGTGTGATGAGATTGGTATCAATCATCTGTATATCAATGCCTCTGAAAATCGTGGTATTGATATGCTGCGAACTACCATTCGTGGTTATGCATCCACTGTGTCTCTGACTGGTGGTAAAAAGGTTATCATCCTAGATGAGGCTGACTATATGACTCCAGATGCCCAAGCCGCAATGCGTGGTGCTATCGAAGAGTTTTCTGCTAACTGTACATTCATCTTTACTTGTAACTTCAAGTCCAAGTTGATTGATGCTCTTCACTCTCGTTGCTCTGTCATTGACTTTGCATTGAAGAATGATGAGAAGTCTAAGATGGCCATGCAGTTGATGAAGCGCATGGAAAATGTACTAACACTGGAAGGTATTACTTATGATAAGGCGGTTCTTGCGAAGATTATCGAAAAGTACTTCCCTGACTATCGCCGTACTCTTAATGAGCTACAGCGGTATAGTTCTTCTGGCACTTTGGATGCAGGCATCGTTGCACAACTCTCAGATGTTCGCAAAATTTCCGAGCTGGTTAAGTTTCTAAAGGAGAAGAACTTTGGTGATATGCGAAAGTGGTGTGTAGCCAATTCTGATATTGAGCCTGCACGTATCTATCGCAAGGTCTATGATAGTTTGTACGAGTACTTCAAGCCAGAGGCCATTCCTCAGGCCGTGGTAATCATCTCAAAGTACCAGTATCAAGCTGCGTTTGTAGCCGATCAAGAAATCAATCTAGTCGCATGTTTAACTGAATTAATGGTGGATTGTGAATATGTCTAAGTCTAATAAATTGAGAAAAACTCAGGAACAATTTGGCGGTGGAAGATCAATGTTTAATGATGCGGCAAAGTGTCATGAGACGAATGTTTTAGATACTGCATATGAAGTACTTCATGAATTAAATAAAAAGTATAATGATTGTTTTATTCTTGAGACAAAGCTTTCTAAGAAAGATATTGCACAGTCTCTTGGATTCAAGAATTATAAGAGTCAAGGTAGAGATTCTTTCGTGAAACCTGATGGCGGTATCATCTATTACGTAAAAAATAATAAAAAGTATCCTGTTTTAATTACTGAAGCAAAAAAACAAGGTACGAATGATATACGTGCCACTGAAGGTAAAGCAAAACAAGGCAAAGGCAATGCGATTGAAAGAGCGTATAAGAACTATAAAGAGTTAGAATTGTACTGCAAAAACTTACCTGTTTTTCCTTATGTTATCTTCGCATATGGTTGCGACTTTGAAGATGGCTCTTCTATTAATGATAGACTTGATGCTATGACCGAATATCTTCCAAGAAATAAAATCTATACAGGAACAAAACATAAGATCGTTAATCTTTTTGTTAGAGCAAACTCTTTTACAAAAGATGAAATATATAATATCATGCTTAAGGTTGCCCAGAAATCTTTTAAGGAGTTAAAAAACGTATGACAAAGAAAAAGGGAAAGAACTTTAGCACGAACAATACTGGAAAACGCAAAAAGTCCGATTTTTATGAAACTCCATATTCCTTAACAAGACATTTGTTGAATGTGGAAAATTTTGATTTCAGCAAGATTGTGTGTGAACCAGCTTGTGGCGATGGCGCAATAGTTTGTGTTCTAAAGGAAAAATGGCAGTCAAATAATATAGTAGCTTATGATGCCGAAGTAAACTTCCTCAAAGATACTAAACAATACGATTATATCATTACAAATCCTCCTTTCTCTTTAGCATTTGAATTTGTACAGCAATCTAAAAAATTAGCAAAGAATAAGTTTGCTCTCCTTCTACCGCTATCATACTTGCATGGTAAAAAGAGATATGATATGATATATACAGATACAGATTATCCTCTAAAAAAGGTATACGTGTTTACGCGATATCCTATGTTGGGCGAAAAACTCAGAGAAGACGGTAAGTATAATACTGGAATGATGGTATATGCTTGGTATATCTTTGAAAAGGAATACGACGGTAATCCAATTATAGACTGGATTGACAACAACAATGACGTTCTCTCTAAAAAGGATATGTGATGACTGACCTTTTCAAAGACATTATACCTTCTATCCAACAGACTAAGAAGGTAGTTATCACCTCTGAGAACGAGCGGGACTATGTCCCGTTCGTCGTTAACCGTTCCATATCTTTCCACCTGGACATGCTAATGGCCGCAAATGAGATGAATATGAACCCATCAACCGACAATCTCCTACAATATCACTATCTGCTAAATACTGTACGGGCGTATAAAAGGCCTTTCCAGAAATGGCAGAAGCGTGATACTATAGAGAATTTGGATGCTGTTAAAGAGTATTATAACTATTCCAACGAGAAGGCTAAGGACGCCCTTTCATTATTGTCTACCGCGCAAATTGAAGAGATAAAAAAGAGTTTAAATAAAGGTGGTTTGAATGTTAGACATAAACGAACTAGTGGAGGTAACATTACCTAGTCCAGACAACTTTTTAAAAGTTCGTGAAACTTTATCACGCATTGGAGTAGCCTCTAAAAAAGATAAAACACTATATCAGTCTTGCCACATACTACACAAACAGGGCAGATATTACATCGTTCATTTTAAGCAATTATTTTTATTAGACGGGAAGCAGTCAGACTTCATAGAAGATGACCGCGCCCGTCTTAATACTATTGCCAACCTGCTCCACGAATGGGAGTTGATAAGTTTGGTAGACGAAGATAAAAGTGCAGCGCCTGTAGCTCCACTGTCCCAGATCAAGATCATTTCTCACAAAGAGAAGAGCGATTGGAACCTTGTTGCTAAATATAACATAGGTAAAAAGCGCAGGGAAGAATAACAATTGACAACGGAGTATATCATGAACAGATTGAACATTTACAAGACAAATCCAAATATCGTATTGCCGAAATTTGGTACCAAGCAAGCGGCTTGTTTTGACTTATCGTTTCAGGCTGAAGGTAAAGCAACATATAGTGGATACAACTCATTCAATGCGCCATTCACAAGGCCATTGAGCAATGTTGGTGCAATTCGTATTATGCCAGGTGATCGTATCCTTGTTCCTACCGGATTGATCTTTGATATTCCAGAAGGATACTCAGTTCGTATTCATCCGCGCTCTGGGCTATCTTACAAGCAGGGTCTTATTCTTGCTAATCTT